GCAGAGACATTAAGAAGAATAAGGACAGTACTATCAATCGTAAACTTGCTTGTCTGTCTAAAATCATGCAATTTGCATTTGACTCAGAAAGGCTTGCAAAAATGCCAAAATTTCCTCGGCAAAAAGAACCTCAAGGCAGATTACGTTTCTTAACAAAAGAAGAAGAGGTACGAATCCTGGATTACTTCAAAAAGAATTCTCCAAGCATTTACGATTTCACAGTAGTTGCTTTGGATACAGGATTCAGGAAGTCTGAGCTGCTTAACTTGGAAGCCAGAGATATAGTTGATGAAAAATTAGTGCTATGGGAAAACAAATCGGATGTTGAGAGATCTATTACTATGACTCCAAGAGTAAAAGAAATAATTTATAGAAGACTGAAATATGGACATCCATTTTCTTATAAAATATTTTCTTTTTCAAAGTATGTAGTCAGAACTGCATTTGAAAATATGGGAAAAGATTTAAATCTTCCAGATGTAACTCCACACGTTTTGAGACATACTTTTGGAACCAGGTTAGCAAAGCTGCGAGTACCTTTAAAGAACATAAAAACACTTATGGGACATAAAGTATCCACTACTACAGAAAGGTATATGCACTTAGCTCCAGAAGATAACGAATTAGATATGAATCTGCTGGCGAAAGAGTACGGAAGTTGTGTCCATAATGTGACCAAAACGGCCTAAATATAGCCACAAGCAGCTATTATCATTATTTTGAATAACTTACAAGAGATTGATTTACTTAGGAATTTCATTTGCGAGAGTGGTGGAATTGGTAGACACGCCAGATTTAGGATCTGTGGTGCTTACTCTTACTTGTGCAATTAACTCCTAAGTGATTGATTAGTAAGCTTTTAGAATGGCTTGCTATAAATGTCCGAAGTGCAATAATTCTATTGTAATTTGGATGGTTTTTAATGTGTGACCATTTTGTGTCCACATAACCTAACTAAGGAGAACACTATGAATGAGAATTTAATATTTGAATACTTCTCTACATCCCAAAAGAAGTGGATTGATATAGAAGAGATGGATGGTGAATATTTAAAAAATGTAGTTCGGAAAATCATTAGGGAGGATACTTCACTTCCTGTAAGAATTACAAAACTAAATACAGAGGGAATTCCAGAATCTGGAAGGCTCAATTTACTAACCATTGAACCATCATAGAGGAATAAATATGTCATCCACTAATATATTTGAGGAGCAAAGAATCCTAGAAGAAGAAATGGTTTTTGCTGGAGTTGAGAAATTCCGTAAAAATACCAGAGATGCAAAAGTTAAAGGAAGAGAAAGTACAACTATGCATGGCATTCTCTTAATGAAAAAGACTGTTCAGGCTTTATCTAGGGCTACTGATATCTTTATTCGGGAGAATCTAGATAAACCTGGAAAACTCAAAATGGCAGTTCCATTAATTGCTATGCTTGAATCAGACGTTGCTTCTTTTATTGCTCTTCGGGTATTAATGGATGGCATTTCACACAGTCAAAAACTAGTGAATATATCCCATCAGATTGGTCAAGCTTTATCTGACCAAGTGAGGTTTAATGTGTGGGCTACAACAGATAGAAAGACATTTAAATTCTTAGCAGATAAACTAGGAAAAATAAGTGCATCACGACACTATCGAAGGTATGGCTTAATCCGTCATGCAACATATAAAATTGGGGAAGGAATATCAATCTGGACAATGACTGAACGTAATATGGTAGGTCAAGCCATGATTGATTTGATAATTCGTTCAACTGGCTTAGTAACTCTTGGCTCAACCAGAAGAGGAGCAGGTAAGAAATTTCATACTTATACTCTTGTTCCTACTCAGGCAACATTGGATATGATTCAGGAAATCATTGAGAAGGGTGAAATGTTAAGTCCAAATTATTTACCAATGGTTACTACACCTAAGAAATGGACTAATCCCACAAATGGAGGTTTTCTATCTGTCCGTCTAAATTTCCAAAAAGATTCTCACAAAATTAAGAAATCAGATATTTCATTTCAACAAGATGATATGGAATTTGAATGTGCCAATGCACTTCAGGAAACAGGTTGGAAAGTAAATAAACAAGTACTTGAAACAATGTTGGAAGCTCAAAAACAAGGTAGAGTTATTGGTTCTATTCCAGATTCCAATGAAATTCCCCTTCCAGTTTCTCCAGTTCCTAAATCTATTAAGAAATCCGCAATGTCGGATGAAATGAAACTCAAATTTAAGAATTGGAAAATAAAAGCTACCCAAGTCTACCATGAAAATATCCGTAAAAAGTCTCAAATATTACAGTTTTTACGGACGATAAATATGGCTAAGAAATTTGAAAAATACGATCAGATATACTTTCCATATCAAGCAGATTTTCGAGGAAGAAAGTATACTATATCTTCTTTTCTGACTCCACAAGGTACTGAATATGCTAAAGCTTTACTTGTTTTTTCAAAAGGACTTCCAATAGAAACAGAAGAACAAAAGGATTGGCTTGCAATTCATGGAGCAAACTGCGCTGGAATAGATAAAGTTAGCTTCAAAGAAAGAATACAATGGGTAGTTGAAAATGAAGAACATATTATCAAATCTGCAGAACTTGGTCTTTCATATGATTGGTGGACTAAATTTGATGATGCTTGGTTGTTTTATGGATTCTGCTTAGAATGGGCTGTATTGAAAAGAAAAGGCTTAGGGGTACTCAGCTATACCCCGATAGCTTTAGATGGCTCTAACAATGGTTTACAACACTATTCAGCTATGTTGAGATGTGAGATAGGAGGTAAAGCAACAAATTTAACAAATGAAGAGACTCCACAAGACATTTATCAAGAGGTAGCAGATGTGGTCCTCAGAGAAGTTAATCGCTTTGTAGATGCAGGAGATCCAATTGCTATAGCTTGGAAAGAATCAAATTTAATCAATAGGAAACTTACAAAAAGACCAGTTATGGTGGTTCCTTATGGGGGTACTAGGTTTTCCTGTATGAATTATGTTGAAGAATATGTTGAAGATCAAATAAGGAAAGGAGCTTCATTTCCTATCCTTGAAAATGAATCAATGACAAAATACAATAACTGGTTGACTACAATTTTATGGGAAGCAATCTCAGAAGTTGTGGTATCAGCAAGAGAAGTCATGGATTGGATTCGGGATGTATCTAAAAGACTTTCAAAAGCTGGATTTCCTGTAGTTTGGTGGACTCCAACTGGCATGTACATCCATCAGCATTATCGTGCTTTCAAATTTAGACAGATTGATACAACTATTGATGGTAAACTCTTACGTCCTGTTATTCATGAAGCTGATGGTGATCGAATAGATAAACTTAGGGCTGTTAATGGTTCTGCTCCTAATTTCGTTCATTCTCTGGATGCCTCAGCACTCACCTTAACTATTCATAAATGCCTCCAGAAAAACATTGAATCTTTCTGTATGATCCATGACTCATATGGGACACATGCTGCAAATACCCCTACACTTGCTACTGAGTTAAGAAAAGCATTTGTAGAAATCTATACGAATCATGATGTCCTCCAGGATTTCCGTAAAGCAGCTTTGGAAGTCTTGGATGAAGTTCCTGAACCACCACAAAAAGGTACTCTGGACTTAAACCAAGTTCTTAAAAGTGACTACTTTTTTTGTTAAATTATTAATCTCACTAATGCAATGATTATACAGGGGAAAATAATACCCCCTGCTCTAGAAGAAGAATGAACATGACTAATCTTGAATATGAAGCAATAGAAATTCTAAGAAGTGAAGAACCACTTCCAGTAGATATATATATATCTCTTAATAATTCTGGAATTGATCCTGACTACTTGATAAACCTTTTCATAAAGGAGGAAAAATTAGAACCAATTTATAAACAACTAGATCAACTAAAACCAAACTAAGAAAAATCTAAATTAATATAAACTCTTATTAATATATATAGAAGGAGAACAAATGGAAAAATTACGTTCACCACAAGCAGTATGTAAATGGTGTCACATCAATCAAGAGAATCCAAAGTATGGAGGTTTTGATGTCACCCTTCAACTTCCACTCAAATCCAAAGAAGCCAAGAAGTGGATGTCAGAAATAGACGGATGGATTGAAGCAGAGGTCAAAGCTTCAGGTCAATCCGAAGCATCTGAATTCAGTCCATACAAGGAAGATGGAGACAATATCAACTTCAAGCTAAAGCAAAAGGCTTCTTTCAGAGGTAAAGGTGGAGAGAAAAGAGATGTCAAGATCATGGTTGTTGATGCAGATCTAAAACCTTGTAATGTTGATATTGGTTGGGGATCAACAGTTAAAGTTTCTTATTCTCCAATTCCATATACTGTAAATGGAAAGTCTGGAGTTACCTTGTATTTTAGTGCAGTTCAAGTTCTAAAATTGGTTGAGTATCAACCTGAAGCTGGAGGATTTGAGAAAGAAGAAGGATATGTTTCAGAATCAGTACAAGAAATTCCTTTTGATACATCTCCAAAAGACGATACTGATGATTTCTAATAAGTTTAGAAGTGATTTGGAAGGTCAGGTAGCTGATATACTAGAGAAACAGTATGTCAACTTTATATTTGAACCTCAAAGAATTGAATATTCAGTTGAGAAGAAATATATACCTGACCTTCTGCTTCCAAATGGAATTTTGATTGAAGTAAAAGGATGGTTCAAAGCTGCAGATCAACGAAAACATAAGTTGATAAAAAAACAATGTCCTGAACTGGATATCAGATTTGTGTTCGGAAGGTTAAAAAGTAAAGTTCAAGGAGGAAGATTCACATGTCTTGAGTGGTGCGAGAAGTATGGTTTTCAATGTGCCGAAGAGACAGTTCCTAACGAATGGATTCATGAAAAATAATTTTTTTCGTCAGTATTTTTCTTAATGACGAAAAATATTTTAAAAGGGGAATAATGGGAGAACAAAGTCAATGTGTTTCACATGCACCTTGTCCACGTTGTGAGAGTGTAGATAATCTTGCTATTTACGATGATGGACATGGCTGGTGTTTCACTCCAGGATGCGGTTATAGACAGAATGGAGAACAATCTACAGACCAAATATTTGAGGAGAAAAATCTAATGGAGTTTATCAAGGGGGAAATTGAACCTTTAAAGAAGCGAGGAATAAACAAAAATACAGTTGACAAATGGAACTACGAAATTGGAGAGTTCAAAGGCAAAAAAGTACAGATTGCTAATTACAAAAAGGACGGAAGAGTAATAGCTCAGAAGCTCAGGTTTCCTAACAAAGATTTCCTGTTTATTGGTGACACTAAGGAAGCAGGTTTATATGGGAAACACTTATGGGAAAAGGGGAAGATGATCACCATCTGTGAAGGTGAACTGGATGCTTTGTCAGTCTCTCAGGCACAAGGAAACAAGTGGCCTGTAGTGTCGGTTCCTACAGGTGCAGCAGGAGCAAAGAAAGCTATTCAGAATGACTTAGAATACCTTGAGAACTTTGAGTCAGTTATCTTGATGTTTGACAACGATGAAGCAGGTCAAAAAGCTGTGGATGATTGCGTTCAGTTGTTCAGTCCTGGAAAAGTAAAGATAGCGAATCTTCCACTTAAAGATCCAAATGAAATGATACAAGCTGGAAGAGGTGCAGAAATTATCAATCAGATTTGGAACGCAAAATCATATAGACCTGATGGAATTATAGATGGTCAGGATACTTGGGAACTAGTCAGTACTACTCAGAAATCTGAAAGTATGCCTTATCCATTCAATGGACTCAACAATATGACACAAGGCATCAGAAAAGGAGAAATAGTTACGATCACAGCAGGTTCAGGAGTAGGAAAGAGTCAGGTCTGTAGAGAGATAGCTTATTCCTTAATGCTTCAAGACCAGAAAGTTGGTTACTTAGCATTAGAAGAGAACACAAAGCGTACTGCACTTGGATTCATTGGACTATATCTCAACAAACCGATCCACTTACAGAGTGTGGATTATACACCTGAAGAATTAAAGGAGGGATTTGACAATGTATTGGGAACTGGGAATTTGTTTTTGTATGATCACTGGGGGTCTATGGAAATCTCCAATCTTTTCAGC